TTCCACCCCCGGATAGCAGCAGCGGAGGCGATGCGCCAAGCCGGGCGGTGGCGAAGCCTAGGCGAAAGGCTTGTCAATAAATTTACAGAACCGAGAAATGCCAGTTTTCCGCCATTCTCATCGCGATCACGGCCGAACCGGCGACGCAAAAATGTTGAATCCGTTGACTCGCCACACGTGCGCGCCCTGGTCAACGGCAAGCGATCGGCGTGCGATTTTTCGGAACGAAGTGCCATCCAGGAACTAAAGCAGAACATTTCCTACATTGCCAGCGCAGGTGAAGCGTGACATTTGCTTCTGGCGTCTTTGACACTTGCTCTTGGAGCACCGAACTGAAGCGCGCTTAGCGAAATTCCGGGAAGAATGGCGGGCTCGGCCCCTCCAGCTTCAAATCAGCGAGGGCGACCTCAAATGGCCCCGCCTTTGAACCGAAGCGGTTTACCCAAGCCCGATCTCCTTCGATACGCGCTACGCGCATAATGACAGTGCGGGGTCGGTCATCTCCCGGCGGCACCTGGACCAGCGATCCAACGACGATCTCATCAGCCATCGAATATCTCCATTGCGTCTAGGCGGCGCTGAGCGGCCACTCAGAGGTCTCTAAGGGAGATATGTAGAATAGCGGCAGATTCACAACGGCGCGCTCTCGTCGCCGCCCCATTCCTCGATCGAAAGCTCCCACCGCGTGCGGCCGGGCGACTGGCGCTCGTACTGCTTGAAGGCGCCGAACAGCCCGTAGTGAATGCGGCGGCGCAAGCCGGCGGTGGCGGCCGGATCTTCCACGACGAGCAGCGGCCGAGACGTGCCGCGATCGAGGCTGAGCTCATAAAGCTGATCGAGCTCGGCATCGGCCAGATCGCCCAGCGACCAGAAATAGGCGGACTTGCGCACGCCCTCCACCGAAGCGAAGCTGCCATCGGGCAGCGGCGTCACGGTCCCGGTGTCGATCAGCCGGCGCCCGCTGCCCCACTCCTTGTTGAAGCTGGGCACGAAAGCTTTGCCGATCTGGACGATGCCGACGGTGAGCGCCGGCGCAGTGTTGGGCTGGGTCACCGTGATCTGGATATAGCGCACGGTCACCGCGGCCCCGTGCCAGAAGGCGTGGCTGAGCGCCGGCGATCGGCCGGCGACGTCCGGCACCCGCAGCGCGGCCGAGGCTGCGATAGTGGTCTCGGCATAGCCCGCAACGCCGCCCGTGATGGACCAGCTCGCTCCAGCCGCCGGCGGCCGCACATGGCCGAGGAAAACCGTGTCGATCGAGCGAGCCGCACCCAGATCGATGCTGATCGTCGCCGCGGTCCCTGAGCTCACGTCGGCCCACACCTCGAGCGGATGCGGGCTGAGCAGGTTGTCGATGCCGGTGCCCCTGGACGCGGCGATCGCCGAGATCGGCGCCGGCGATAGGATCAAGAGATTGAACATCGCCTAGAGCCTCCGGAGCACGGTTACAGTGGACAGGCCCGAGCCATCGTCCTCGACGCCCAGCACGAAGACGTCGAGGCCAGCGTCATAGCCGAGCTTGTCGATCGTGATCGTGATCACCTGCCCGACGTAGCCGCGCCATTCGCCCGGCAACAGGTGCGCTTCCGATACACAGGGCGCCCCCATGAAAGCGAGCTGCCGGCCGGCCTCGGCTGCGGCATCGGCCTTGAAGGCGATCGACGTCATTCGCTCGGCGGTGATCGCGCTATCGCCCCAGCGGGCCACGCTGCCCGCATCCTCGGCGATCGACCAGAGGCCTTCATCCTGGAGCCATTGGGCGAAGATAGGATCGACCGCCATCAGCTCGACGCCAGCTTGAACTCATAATCGCCGCCGGCGGACGCGCTCACCAGAATCCCGCCTGCGGTCACCACGTCGCCACCGTGGACGGTAACGCCCGTGTTGCTGAGCTCGGTCAGCCGCTTGCCGATGCACCAAGGCGGCATGCGCAGCGTGACCCTATCGACGGCGCCGTTGAAGTGGGCCCAGCCGTAGACGGCATCACCAAGCGGCGCCCAGGCGAACAGAGGCACGCCGGGATTTGCCTTGCCGGAGAAGACAGAGCGAAGCGCGACGGTCTCGAAATAGCCGTTGGCTGCGGGGAGCGCGCCGAGCTTCGAATAATAGGCCGGGTACATCTTCTTGATCGCCGACATCTTCATGGCGAAGTTGAGCGTGCTGGCGCTGCGCTCGGGGCCTCGATCGCGAGGATACCAGAGCGCCTGTCCGCGAAGGATGTTGCCGCCGGCGTCCTTAACGTATTGCATGAAGCGGTTCGGCGGATCGGCGGGATCGCTCCAGACGCCGATCGCGCCGCCCGAAGGCACCAGGCCCGCCAAGGCCGCCGGATCGGCGGTCTTGCAGAAATAGACGTCGGCGAACGTGCCGCTGATATTCGCGCCGGCGGCGAAGTCGCGCAGCGTGCCGGCGACGGAGACCGGATCCACCCCGGGGATCAGCTGCCACAGCGTTTCCCCCGCAGACGTCGGAAGCACGCCGGCCTGCATTTCGCCGAAATAGCCCCAGTCGTCCGGCGATCCGATCACTCCCAGGTCGACGTCGTTAAGGAAACGCGTGCTCCCCACGATCGCCCAGCTGCCATTTTCGTTGATCCGGGTCGTGAGCGTTCGAACCACGTCGGCGGCGATCGAGGCGTCGGTCAGGTCGCTGGTCGAGCCGACATGTGCGGCGGCATAGGCCCATTGCGAAGCCGGATTGAGCACTTCGCGCTGCTCGACGATCGTCACCGACCGACCGTGGGCACGGGCGCCTGTCGCGAGCGGGATGCGCTCTTCGAGCAGTACCGACTTGGGCTGCGCGCGCACGGCAGGCCGCACCTGCTGCACCGACGCCTGCGCCGCGATCGTCATCGTGCCCGTGTTCGTCGCGCCCGAGACATGGGTGAGCGTCGTGCCCGAAACCGCCGTCAGGAACGACCAGGCCGGATAGGTCGCCTGGTTCTCGGACATCATCCAGAGCGTGTTCGCGTCGATGATCGCCAGGAGTAGCCAGTTGTGGTTGGCGATGTCCTTCCACTTCGAAAAGCGGTCCGCGGCGGCCTTGCCGTGCCCCGTCACCGTGATCGGCACGGCGACCGCCGCGCCATGGTCGCCGTCGATATAGTTGCGGTTGAACTTCAGCGGCGGCGTGTCGTCCGAATGGAAAGCGACCGAGGACCCGACATTGAAGGCGCCGAGCAGGTCGACGACGGTGGGTGGCGACTGCACCGCCGCCTGCACGTTGAACGCGTTGTTCGTGCCCGGGGCGCTCCCCGGCACAGGCGCAAGCATTACGAGATCGGCCGTCGCGTCGAATGAGGTGCGCAGATAGAGGTTGTCGCCCCGCCACTCGACGATGACCCCTGGCGCCGCGAGCGCGAAGGTCGACGGGATGGCATCGGCCACCACGGCGCGCGCCGGCGGCGAGCCGAAGGGCTCGAAAGCGGTCGGCGCCGGTCCGCGCTCGAGCTGGATCGAGTTGCGATAGGTGTTGAAGTCGTCGGTGGTGTGCGCGCTCTCCGGGTTGCGCAGGCGGAAGCCGACGGACTTGACGCCGGCGGGCCGCGTGAAGGTGATCCAGCGAGCGCTCTCCGATCCAGTATTGTTGCGCGCGATGAGGGTAACGCCGGGAAGCACCGGCACGCCGCTGCTCCCGGTGGGAGCTGCGCTCATGCCCAGATAAGCCCCCGCGGCGTTCCAGAAATAGAGCCGGATGAAGATGCCCGGCAGCGTGTCGGGCACGGAGATCGTGAAGGTGTCCTCGTCGTCCGGAAGGATGATCTTCCCGGTTATTCCGTTGGGAGAGTCCACCTCACTGCCTGTGCTGTACTGGAACAGCTTAGCATTGTGGGCCGCCGCCGGATCGAAGAGGTTCTTGCTCGGCGATGCCTCCACGATGGCGGCGAGGGCATCGCCGGTGGCGGTATAGGCCGCCTCGGCGCCATCCTTGGCGGCAACCGCGTCGGCCAGCAGAGTGCCGATATCGGCCGTGATCAGGTTGCCTGTCCGTTTCCAGTATTTCGGGTCGGCACCGACTTGGACGAGCTCGTAATAGCCGGCGTTCGGCACGTCGTCTTCGACACCCGGCTCGGCATGCTCGCCTGCATCGGCCGAATCGACCTGTGCTACGGTGCCGATCTCGCTGGCCGCCTTCGCCGCATCGAGCTCGGCCCAGCTCTGCTTGACCATGCCGCGCGCGCCGGCGGAGAGCGCGGTGAGCTTGGCGATCGACGGGACCTTCACCTCGGTGCCATCCGGCATCGTCCAGGGGAAGAAGCCATTGCCGCTCGGTCCGCCGTCGGCCGCGCCGCCGGCGATCTCCGCCAGCTGGTCGCGGGTCAGCGAATAGGTGCTCAGCAGCGCGGTAACCGCGGCGGCCAGATCGGAGATCTCGCTCATCCTAGCCCTCCACGATCGCGCCGGCGACCACCTTGTGGGTACTGTCGAGGAAGAAGTCGCGGTACAGCGGGCCGGTAGGAATTTCGAGTTGGCCAACGCCCCGCGCGTCGGCCGTCGCCGCGATGTTCTCCGCGGCGCCTTCGGTGATCTGGAGGATGCTGCCGTCCCCGGCATAGAGCACTGCGCGAGCCATGTTCATTCGGTCCTTGGAAAGCCTTTGACGAAGAGGTTACGGTTGCCGAGCGAGACGCTGCTGTGCGCGCGCCATTGCAGCTCGACATTGTGAGTGCCACCCGCACAGACGAGAGCGCCATTGAGAGGGACGCTATCCTGGGTGCGACCGCCGCTGACGGTGAACGTGGTGCTGCCGTCGACCAGCAGTCGGAATGCCCAGTCTTGATCGCCCGAGGAAAATCCCTGCTGGCTGAGGGCCTGCACCTCGACCCAGCCACCATCGGAGGGCAGCACGATGCTGGCCGAGAGCGCGGTCTGCCACGAAGCGCCGACGCCTGCGCCGGTGAGCGTGGTCGAAGCCGTGGACCAGACCGGCACCACGGCCGTGTTGACCTTCAGCGTGTCCACCTCAACCGCATGGGCGACCATCTTGCCCGCGACGGCGTCGAAATAGATCAGCGCATCGCCACTGGTCGGGTCCACGAACGCGACCTTGTCGGCAACGAACTGCAAGAGGCTGCCAGCGGCGCCGGCCAGCCCCTCGATCCCCACGATCGACGTCGGCTGCCCAACCTCATCCACCTCTGCGCGCAACAGGAACCGCGCATATCCGCTCTCTCCATCGGAGAACGCCTCGAGCAACTGCTGCACGCTCGAGGTGACGCTGCCCAAACTGGCGATCGCGGTTGTCACGAGCGATGCCAGCGCGACCCGCGCGTCGATCTCGCGGCGGACAAGAGTTTTCACATCCGCACCGTCGCCGGCGAAGAGCAGCGCCCGGTCTCGAAGCCGGGCTAGCTCGGCGTTCGATGCCGCCGCCACCTGCGCGATCTGCCCGGCGATCTGATCATTGACCAGGTCGCCCGCAGGGACCCCCGCGACATTCGACGTATCGTTAGACGTGCCCTGGCTGGTCACCACGTCCGCCTCGGTCAGCGGTGCGCCCGAGCTATCGACCAGATCGCCGGTGAAGTCGCCATTGCCGACGAACACGATGCCGGCGATCGAATCGCGGTTCATGACGTTCTGGTTCTTGCGATAGCCCAAGCGCCGGCGGCCGACCGGCTTGAAGGTCGCCTTGCGCGTCACGCTCAGACTGCGCGCCGAAGCGACCGGCGCGGTCCATTCCCAGCGCCGGATCTGGATCGCGTCGTCCTCGAGCGCCCACATCAGCGAGACGTCGCTCAGCAGCGCGTCCAACGCTGCCGCCGCAGTCCCGCCTTCCTCCTCGGCCTTCCAGCCCACCGCGATCGGCCGGGCTGCGTCGGCGACCGCCACGGTTCCGGCTGCGAAGGGTACCGTCGATACGACGCCGGCTATGCGAGCGGCCAGCGATGCCGCCGTCTCCACATAGCCGGCGCCGACCTCCCCCCGGAGATCCACGCAAAGGTCGCCCGCAGGCTGCGTCCACCATTTGATGCAGGCTATCGACGGGCACAGCACGCCGCCGCCTTCGGGCGCGACCGCGCTCTGGAGCGCCGCAAAGGTCGTTGCGGCGGTGCCCTGCCAGGCCAGCAAGACCAGCTTCTCGGCCGCCGCCGCGGCGCCCTTGTCGCGCACCGCGTCGAAGGCCTGGAGCGGGCGCGTCGGATCGGCATAGCAATAGATCCGGTTCGCCGCGTCGATCGGGTCGCCGGTGAGGTTGAACAGCCGGCCCCACAGGCGGCGCTTCAACTTGCCGTCCCACTCGGCCGGCCCTTCAAGCCCACCGGTACCGGCATAGCGATCGGTGAGGATCGGCTTGCGCAGGTCGGTCGCGGGATCGGCGAGCGCGATCTGCGCCACGCCGCTATCCACCGTGACGGTCAGAACCTTGCCGGTGGTGAGCACCGGCGGATAGGTGCCTTCCGGACCGCGGCGGACCGTGATGGCCGCGTCATCCCAGAGATAGGCCATGTGCTGCGCGAGCACGGCCGAGCTCGACGGCGCCCAGGATAGGGTCATCGCCTGGGGGACCGAGCCGGTGCCGAGATCGGTGCCATTATAGTCGATCGAGGTGATGATCCTCGGCAGGCCCGAGATCCCGGAAAGCCAGTGCCGGTCATCATATCGGTAGGGCACCAGGCCGCCGCCGCCGGCGAGCAGCACGGTCACCTCGGCGCCTGTATCGATGCGACGCGGTTTTACCTCGGCCAGGATCAGCGGTGCGGCCATCAGCTGGTCCGCGCGATATTGGCGAGCTGGCTCGTCGTGCCGCCGCCACTGGTGACGGCCTGGAGGATCTGCAGCAGCAGCGCGTTGGTATCGCCGGCGGCGCCGATCATCTGCGCGTTCTGGTCGTTGTTCTCGTCCAGCGCGGCGTTGGTGGTCGCCAGCGCCGGATCGGTGCCCGCGGCCTGCTGCTGCGCCTGGTTGATCTTCAGGTTCGCCGCCGCGATCGCCGCGCGCGCCTCGTCCAGGATCTCGCTGCGATCGGCCGCGAAGCCGCCCGTAGTGCCGTAGACATCCTTGGAGACGGCGTTGAGCTGGCTCAGCAGATCCGCCAGCTTGTCGGCCGCACCATCTACGCCGGCGTCAAGGTCCGCCTTGGTCTGCTCGATCGACGCGAGCAGCGCGGTGCGCTGGTCCACCAGCGTGCCCTCGAACATCGATCCGCTGGTCATTTCGTCGATCAGCTTTTGCAGCGAGCCGACCTGTTCGTCGAGCAGCTGCTTGGTCAGCGCCGCCCGCTGTTTGGCGTTGATCTCCTCGGTCTTGACGATATCGAAGCCATATTCCTTGGCGATCCGCAGCCGCTCGGCCGCCTGGCTCTCGAAATCCTTGAACGCGCTCGCCAGCTCGGCCGGCAGGCCGCCGAGCAGCTGCTCGAGGTCCGCGACCTTGAGTGCTTCCTCGAGCGACTTATCGACGTCGGTATACTTCCTGATCGCCTTCTGAATGGCCGGTGAGAGGCCCTTGATAGCCCCGTCGGCGATCGCATCCTGGATCGCGAAGGCGATCGCCGCTTCCTCGCCGTTGGTGCCGAAATCGTGCAGGCCCTGGTTCTTCGCGGTCTTGCTGTCGAGCTGGCCGGAAAAGCCGGTGGTCGAGACGCGCCACTTCCCGTCGAACGTGCCGATCGACGTCGCGAAGTTCCCCAGCGTGCCGCCCAGCTGCTTGGCGATGTTCTCGAGGCCGGACTTGACCTGGTCGGCCGCGCCGCCGGCTGCGATCTCGCCGCCCGCGCGACCCTTCAGGCTGGCGGGATCGTTCGTGTTGGAAATGGTCGCCGTGCCGTAGGACGGCTTGGTGAACAGGTTGCCGATCAGACCGCCGGCGATCGAGCCGACGATATCGGCCCCGGGCAGCCCGGTGAGCTTGCCGATGGCGCCGCCGATCTGCGAACCCGTCGTGCTCATCTTGATGCCGAGCGCGTTGCCTAGGCCGGCCACCATCGTGCCGGTCGCGGCGCCTTCCAGGCCCTTGCCGGCATAGGTGCCGATCGTCTTGCCCAGCGCCTTGGCGTTCTCCGGATCGGTGAAGATATCCGCGAACTTCTCGACCGCGCCGCTTATCGAGCGCTGGAACACATCGAGCTGGGGCTTAAGCGCCTTGGCGACCACGACGATCGCGCTCTCGGCATCGGCCCCGCCGCCGGCGAGCGACCCCAGCGCCGCGCCGGCGCCCGACAGCCCGGCGGTCACCCCCGGCGCCGCGGGGCCGTTCATGCTGGCAGTGGCATGCTCGGCCGCCGCACCCAGGTCGGCGATCGATTTGCTCGCCGCATCGACCGCCTCGGCCATGCGCGCGCTCGCGTCCTTGACGACGCTGGTGCCGTTCACCTCGTCCTCGAGGTCGCGGAACATGTCGCCGAACAGCTTCTCGAACAGCTTCTCGCCCTGGAGCGACAGGAAGGCGTCGAGCAGCTTCTTCGGCGTCTTGATGAACTGGCCAAGGTCGCCGCGCACGAACGCCTGGCTGGCGTCGTCCACGGCATCCTTGATGCTGTGGAGGGCGTCGAGATCCTTCTGCCGCTTGGCGCGCAGCACGTCGGCCGCGCGCTGCTCCGCCTGAAGCGCCTGGACCGAAGCCAGGATCGCGGCGCGGTGCGCCTCGTCCAGCGGGCCCATGACCTTCTCAAGCTGAATGATCTGCCGCAGCGCTTCGGCCTCCGCGTAGTGGCCACGCGTGATCAGCTCCTGGATGCGAAGCGCATCCTGCTGGCTCTCAATGAACAGCTGATACGGTCGGTTAAGCCCTTCCGTGATCGCCGCCCGCCCCGCCTCGACAAGCTTCTTGTAAGCGTCGAAGTCGGCAGCGGTGACGAGGCCCTTTTTCAGCTTGGCGGCCTCGGCCGTCAGCAGCGTGTCGTACACGCGCAAGGCTTCCGACGCCTTGTCCGCGAGCGTCTTCGGCGCTTCGAAGGCCTCGGAAATCGACTTAATCAGGCCAGCCTCGACCGCGTGCTTGGCGGCTTCGGCGCTGACGATCAGGCCCGTAAAGTTCGGCGGCTTCTTGCGCCCCAGATCCTCGATCAGATCGTCGAGCGAGCGGATCGCCTTGTCGGCCTTCTGGATCGCGTCTGGCGCATCGCTGAAGCTCTCGGCGATCGACGCGATCCGATCCGCTGCGTCGCGGCCGAACTCTTCCACGCCCGCCGTCGACTTGGGCTTCTTCGGCTTCTTCGCCCGCCCGGCTTTCTTCAGATCGTCGGGCACACTACCGGTGGTCGCCGCGGAGATCACCTCCATGTTCGCGGCCTTCGAGACGCCGGCATTTGCGAGCTCGAGGAAGTCGGTCTTCACCTCGATCAGCGACTTGCCGGCAACCTTGCCGTTCACCGCCATCGCGTCGAGCTGGTCGTTGATCACGCTCAGCTGCCCGCCGACCACCTTGGCGTAGAGCGATGGGTTGGCCTTGGCGAGCGCATCGTTGTTGAGCTGGCGGACGAGCTGGTCGCGCAGCGCCTTGACCTGCGGCGCGTCCAGCTGAGCGGCCGCCTGCTGACCGGCCATCACATCGCCGCGCGGCCCGCCGAGCCTGCGCATGTCGTTTTCCGGCAGCGCATCGAATGCGGCGTCGCCGGTCGGCTTCTGCTTGCCGGCGGCCGCGTCGATCGTCTCCTGTGCCTTGAGGAGATTGAGCTGCGCCTGGAGCTTGATCGACTCGACCAGCACCAGGTTCTGGGCCTTCATCTTGCCCGTGGTGAGATCCATGATCTTGCCGAGCAGGCTTTGTGCGTCGCCGAACGCGTCCGAAGCCTTGGTCACGCCGTCGAGCCGCTTCTCGAGCTCTTCGGCATTGTCACCCGACTGGAGCAGGTTTGCGATCAGCGGCAGCAGCACGATCGCCGCGCCCGTCGCTGCCGCGCCCCACGGCGTGTTCATGAAGGCCGCGGCTTCACCCAGCGCGCCCTTCGCACCCATCTGCTCGACGGCGTAGGCGACTTGCCCGATCTGCGAGGTGAACACGCGCAGCCAGTTGCCCAGGTTGTCGCCGGCCATGGAGCCCATGACAGCCATGTCCTGGAACTGCTGGCCGAGCATGCGGGCGCCGAGCTGCTGCTCGCCCAACGACTTTACATTGGTGCGCCCGGCGGCGCCCATCCGCCCAAGCTGGGTCTCGGCCGCGCCGGCGCCGCCCGAGAGGCCCGCGAGCGCCGCCTGGGCGCCCTTCACGTCGTTCTCGAGCGCGCCGACCGTGGTCAGCGCCTGGCGCAATCCCTTCTCGAGGCCTTCGCTGCCCGCCTCGGCAACGCGTTCCGCCTGGGCCAGTCCCTCGGCCGAGGTGCTGGCCCGGTCCATGCCGGCGGCGAGATCCGCGACGGCCTTCTGCGCGCCGTCCGTGTCGCCAGTGATGATCAGGCCGGTGCGCATGTTCATCGCGCGGTCACCCCTGCAGCCCGTTCAGCGCGTCGCGGGCCGTGCGCTCCATGGTGCGGATGCCCTTCCACAATCCGGGTGTGATGGTGATGCCCTCGGCCTCGAGGCCGGCGCGGGCCGAGGTGTAGTCGAGCCCCTGCCAGTAGACGGCGCCCGTCGCGGTCGCGACCGTGCGCCACTGGCTCGAGACCGCCAGGAATGCCAGCAATGTGCCCCAATTGCGCCGCCACACCTTGAACCCGCTGTCCTGGCTGGCGGCCGCTCTCAGCCGCTCAGCTAGCTCGGGGAGCCCAGCCTCCTCCGCATCGGCGACCGCGCCACTGAGGTCCGCGGTGCCTCCGGTCGCCCAGACACGCGCGGCCTCCCTCAGTTTCCCTCCGCTTCCCCGTTCAGGCCTTCCCAATAGGCCTGGAGCAGGGGCACGCGCGCCCACTGCTTGGCGATGACCTGGTCGCGAAGCTCGGCCGAATATTCGACGGGGCCGGCGTCGCTGACGACGTCGCCGAACGAGAGGATCACGTCGCGAAGGAACTCGGTGGTCCCTGCACCGGTGGTGAAATCGAAGGCCTTCGTCTCCTCGATATCGAGGGCCTTGAAGCTTGCCGTGAAGCTCTGCTCCTCAAAGCCGGTGCCGGCGGGAACCTTTACCTTCACGAGACGGGTGAAGGTCGGGCGGGTATCGATATTGAACATGGGGGAGGTTCTCCGTTGGCCGCGCCTCAGCGCAGCGTGATTTTCCACTGGTCGTTGCCGTCGGTCGGCTGCGGCACGAAGGTCAGCGGCCACTCGACGATGCCCTGCTGGTTATCGATGCCGCTGGGCCGATTGAGCGTGCAGGCGAGCGCCTCAAAATCGACCTTCCGGCCAACGACTGTGCCGTGCTCGAGCGCGATCTCCATGCGCGGCTTCGGCGACTGCGACGCCTTCGCGTAGGGGTTGAACGTCGCCATCGGCACGGCCTCGATCGTCGCGGTGATGGTCTCACTGCGATCCACGATCAGGATGTGCTCGGCGCCGACCAGGAACCGGCCCTGGACGTCGTTGCCCAAATTCATCGCGAAGTTGCGCATCACGAAGGCGGTGCCGTCGATCGTGAACACCGGGGTGTTCGTCTTGGTCGCGACCTGCGGATCGACGAAGTTCGACAGGTCGATGCCGGTCGGCTTGGCCTGGTCGCTTGGCAGCGTCCACAGGCCGGTCCAGGTGCCTTTGACCACCGGGATACCGTTGGCGTTGAAGCTGAGCTCAGCGGTGCCGACGCAGCCGAGCAGGACGTAGCGCGTCGGCCCGATCTGGACGTAGATCGCCGCGCTCTCGAAGTTCTCGCTGATCGGCGTGTACTCGACGGTGCCGTCGCCGGGATCATCGTCGGGTGTGACGACTTCGGCTACCCCGAGCGACCGCATCAGCATACTCCAGGCCGGCGCCACGCCGGTCTCGCCGGAACCGACGAGCTCGAATGACGCGGTCAGCACTGCGCGCAGGCCAGTCGCGAACATCTCCTGAGCGCCCATGTACGGCAGCTCGAGGTTACGGCTGACGTCCTCACCTTCCATCGGCTGCAGGCTGACGTCGGTAACCAGGACCGCGTTGGCGGCGGTGGGTGTCGGATCGACGCCGTAGGTGACTTCCTTCTTCACCAGGAACGACTTCGACTTCCAGCGGATCGGAGTGAGGGCCAATTATGCCTCCTGCAGCGTGAGGTGGCCGGTGGCGCGGTCGCGGACATAGCTGCCGCCGCCATTCGGCTTGGTGATGGGTTCGGGCGACGCTTCGGGCTCGGCCGCCGCCGCCGGCGCCGTGTCGATCGTGCCCGCGGGCTTCTCGGTGTCGAGTACCGGCGAAGTGACCGCGCCGATCGCGCTGGTCATGACGTCCGCTACGGTGCCGCCGAGCGGCGCCTGTTCAGCCTCGCTCTGTGCGCGGCCCTTACGCTTGGGAGGGGTCATTCGAAGATCCTCAGCTGGTCGTTGAGAGAGAAATCGAGTTGGAAGGTCGCGACGCCGCCAGCGACGCTGACGAGCTCGCCGCGATCGAGCTGGAAAACACCGATCGCTTCGTCGGGCGCCCAGCCGGCGATCGCGCAGATGGCCGCCTCGATATCCACGGCGAAGGCATCCGTGACTTGTTCGCCCAGCGGGTCGCCGATCGCGCGGCGAACGAGCAGCACGCTCAACATGCGATCGAGCCGCTGCGAGAACACGCCGGTAGACGCGCTGGCGGCCCCGCCGCGCAAGGCGAGCGTGAGGAGGTAGGCGGAGAAATCGACTTGGCCGAGCGTGCTGGTCCGCATCGCTTCGGACAGCTGCAGCGTGGTGCCCACGCGCCCGGCGAGCGCCGGCAGGGCCGCGACCAGGCGTGCCGTGATCACATCGACCGGCAGCATCAGATGAAACCCTTGAGGCTGTCCGCGGTAAAGTCACGCGCGCGATCCGTGGCCTGCACGCCGCTGGCGCCGGACGATTCGGGCTCGAGGCCGGCGAGCTGCAGCCGGATCGCGCCCGTCGAGATCTTCGCGAGATCCGCGCGGGCGTCGTCATAGTCCTTCTGGATCTTGTCGTCCGGCTTGAAGGGGTGAAGCTTGTACGCGGCGATCGCCAGCGCAAGATCCGTCACCTGGGCCGGGATGCCACCCTCGATCGGCAGTCGATACCGCCCGGCAAGGAAGCCGTCGATCATTGCGTCCGTGTCCGCCAGGGCACGGTCCACAACGCCGATGACGATCTCGCCGGTGCGCGGCTCATCGCGATCGGTGAGCTGGATCATCGTCCGCTCGCCGAGCTTCGCCTTCAGCTGATCGAGGGTGGCATAGGTCACGGTATCAGGCCTCGAATGCGGATCGCAGTTCCGGGTCGGACAGGATCGCGTCGAGCTCGTCCTCGCTGAGCTCCGCGAGCGGAATCGTCACCGGCTCGGGCCCGAAGGCACGGCCGGCGCGCCGGCGGCCCTTCTTGGGTCCGGTCACGATGATCGCGCGCGCGTCGGCTTCCTCCGCGGCGATGCGCTCGGCTTCGGCCTTGGCGGCTTCCTCCGCGGCGACGCGCTCGGCTTCGGCCTTGGCGGCTTCCTCCGCGGCGACGCGCTCGGCCTCGGCCTTGGCGGCTTCCTCCGCGGCGACGCGCTCGGCCTCGGCCTTGGCGGCTTCCTCCGCGGCGACGCGCTCGGCCTCGGCCTTGGCGGCTTCCTCCGCGGCGACGCGCTCGGCTTCGGCCTTGGCGGCCGCGTCCGCCTGGACGGGTGGCTTCTTGCTCATGTCCGTCTCCCGATCAGGCGAGCCACGGCACGACGAGCAGCTCGGCCGTGCCTTTCCACTCGTTGGTCTCGCCGCCTGAACCGAGCTCGGAGTTGAGCAGCTTGCGGCCTGCGCTTTCCTGCGACGGCCCCACGACGAGGAGGTTCGGTGCCAGGCCGAGCGGACGGCCATAGTCGCCCTTCATGCCTGCCAGCGCGGCGCGTGCGGTGGCATAGTGCGCGGCGTCGAGCGTTTGCTTCGAGCCCCAGGCGAACTGCCAGAAGCCGAAACCGACATTGGCGCGGGCATCGCTGCCGTAGATGAACTCATTCTGGTCGAAGACGTTGTCGTCCGTCTCCTTGTCCTTCGCGACGAACCGGAAATCCTTGCGCTTCTGCAGGATGATCGGTTTAAGCGCGCGGCTGACGTCGAGCAGGAACCAGGGCGAGCCGGCGCCGCCATCGGTGTTCGCGACCGAGATCGTCGCGCCGCCGGCGTCGAGCACCGGGTGATCGGTGTCGAAGAAATACTGGCCGTCATAGCAGGGCGTCGAGAAGCCCGCCTTGAGCAGCTGCCAGACCAGGACGTCCCAGAACGCGCCCGTGGAGCGGCCCATCTCCTCGAACAGCGGCGCGTAGACGCCGATATTGTCGGTCTCGATATCGTCTCGATCGACGCTGAGCGTCAGCTCCCACTTCTTCTCGCGGATCTCGTAATCGCTTTGCGAGAGGTTCTGGACTGCGCGCGGGCCAATCCATTCCCGGACATTGGGGAGCTTGCCGAGCCAGCCATATTTCTGATCCTTCGTCGACGAAGGCACAGTGGTGGCGACGCGCTGATACATGCTCTGCGCCTGGCCCAGGCCGCCCGTAAAGGAGGTGCTGAAGCCCGTGCGGACAGCCGTGAGATTTGCTGCGTTGATGATCATGTAGCGATATCCTCAGAACTGGACCCAGACGCCGCCGGTGGCGGCGTCGATGCCACGGCAAATGCCGGCGACGGATCGGGTGGTGGAGCCATTGGTCTTGGCCACGGTCTGATCGTCCACGACGTAGACCTGCTTGCCGTATTCGGTCCAAGCGATCGCGTCGGTCGATGCGCTGTTGGCGAACAGAAACGTGCCGCGGCGGACGCTGATCGTGACCGAGCTGTCGGCGCCGGAGTTGACGACATGCTCCTCGGCCCGACCCGCCGCGAGAAGCGTGGTCGCGGTGGCACCGGGGACGGCGAGGCCGGAGGCGTTGAGGCAGACCAGGGCGCCGGCGAAGATCTCGGTCGAGCCCTTCATCGGCAGCTCGAGGATTTCGCCCTTTGCCTGGGCTGTGTTGCGGTCAGCGGTAAGAGCCATCAGAGCGCCTCCTGCTTGCCCGCGCCGGCGGCGAGGGCCTTTTTGTATTCCTCACGATCGAGGCCCATCAGCGCGATGACCTGGTCATCGGCTTCGCCGAGATCGCCGGCATCACCGGTCTTCGGCTGCAGGCCGCTCATGCGGCTGCCCTGGAGGGCGGGGATCGCACCGATCAGTTGCTCGGCGCGCGCCGGGTTTTCCATGTGGAGCGCGATATATTCGTCGCGCATCGGCTTGACGCCGGGCTTGCCGGCCACGATCGCGCCATCGACAAAGGCGATTGCCTTGTCGCGGGCGGTCCCGCTCTTGAGCGTGTCGAGCTCGGTCGAGAGCGTCGCCACCTTGCCCTGGAGCGAGGTGATCAGCGTATCGTCGGTCTGCCCGGCGGCGAGCGCCTGGACGCCGGCGAGCACGGCGGTCGCATCGGCACCGGCGTCGAGGCCGGCTGCGGTCGCGATCGAGCTCATCGCCGACTGGAGCGCGGCCTGGTCGCCGCCACCCTTCAGCTTCTCAGCAAGCGCAGCGAGGATTGCCTCCTCGCTGGCGTCACTGGCGAGCCCGAGCAGCTCGCGCAGCTTCTCCATCAAATCCATGTTAGCGTGTCCTTCCTGGTGAAGTGAGGCCATCCCGATCAGGTTCGGGGTGTTGATGAGGCTGGCGCGAAGGATGCGGCTCACGACGCCACCCTTGGTGTGGAGGATCGCCGGCGAGATCCCGCGATAGGCCTTGTCGGCGACCATCTGGCGGCCTTCGCGCGTCCATTCGACGCGGCCCCAGATGCCGTCCGCGCGGCTCTGAAGTTCGACGATCCACCCGCGCGCCGGCGCCGACTGGCCCTTCGGCGCGGCGATATCGGTGGAGTGGTTCTCGTCCAGGACGAGCTTGCCGCCATTGGGCAGCGAGGCGGCCATCAGCGCCTTGGCGTCGCCGACACGATACGGGCCGCGGCCATCGTTCGTCCGGATCTCGCCCGCCGGCAGCAGCTGGATCCACTCCGGCGCGTCATCGCCTTCGACCGCGATCGCGTTTGCGGAGCAGAGGATGATTGCGGGCTTGGTCATGCCGACCGTGATGCCCGCGGGTGCGTTGGGGAAACATGCCCGCCCCGGCGGGCAGCAAAGCGCGGATCAGGACTCGCGCCGCCATTTGTTGCCATCCTCGGCCGCCGAAATCAAACGGCCGATTTGGCAAAAGGTGCCGCTTAGTCGGCCAGCGCCAGATGCTCTTCGACGATATCGAGCATGTCGCGTTCGTCCTTGTCGGAGAGGCCCAGCCAGACGCGCGCGGGGATGAAGCCCCAGGGGATCGGCCTGCCGCGCGCGTCGTTGCCGAACTCGCCCTTGGCCGCGCCGGTCTGCATCGTGCCGGCATATTCTAGGTTGGAGCCGACCTCGACGCCGATGCTCGAGCTCGAATAGTTGATCTCATTGCCGAGGCGACGGGAAGGCCCGATCAGAGGCTGGGTATACTCCCCATCCCCTGCGCGGCGGTAGCGCTCGATCGTCGCCGCCTTCTTCGGCGCCCAGGCGGTGCCGTCTGGTGCGCTGCCGGTCTTGAACCGTTCCTTGTGCGATCTAACCAGCTGTTCGCCCATCGCGTCGTAGACAGGCTTCATCTCGACGAGCTGGCCCTGAAGGCCGCGCAGCGCCTGGACGATCGGCTGGTTGTTGAAGACCTGCTTGAACATTGCTATTTTCCCGTTGCCTGGCCGCGTCCACCCGCGGGCGAATACCCCGAAAATGGAGACGCGGTCAGGATCTCTCCCCCGTCCGCACCAAGTAGCTCAGCAGCGTCATCGTCTTGCGGCGCTTCCAATATTCCCAGCGCGTCACATGGGTCTCGCCGTCGATCTCGGCGCGGATCTCGAACACGGGCACCTTGTGGCCTTCCGACACGCCGACATAGCGCGGCACACTGCCGAGCAGCTCGGGCAGCCTTGCGAAGTCGGCCGGCACGATCGCGCGTTGGCCGCGGCCGAGCTCGCCGGCCTGGTCGCCATGCGAGGAACGGATATGGGCGACCTCAGACGGCGACAACGAGAAGTCGAAGCCGGCCGCGTCGAGGTTGCGATCGGCGCCGATCGCCGCGACCTGGTCGGCGGTCAACAGGCCGAGCGTGCGCCCCGGATCGCCCGTCGGCCGCTCGTCCCACACGCGCTGGGCATAGCGACGGGCGTCATCGGCAACCGAGGGCAGCTCGCGATAGGCACTCGCCAGCGCGTCGCGCTGGGCCTCGGGCACTTCGTCCAGGAACGCCTTGCCGATGCGATAGTCCCAGCTGCCGATCTTCTCGGCCATCGCCCGCACGATCGGCGCCACGCTGGCGCCCGGCGCATAGCCCCAGCCTTTGCCGATGCCCGCCGGCGTGCCGGTCGCGGGCAAGATGATGTTCCAGCCCTCGGGCAGCTTCTTGCCCGGATCGCCGCCCAGGCGGATCGCGGCGCGCACGCTTCGCGCGCCGGAGACGTAGCAGGAGCAGCCCCAGGCGGAGGGCGGATAGTGGGTGATCCAGAACGGATGCGACGGCTCGAGCACGAGCCCATTCCACGACAGATGCTCGGGCCGCGGCTCCTTGGAGTTGCCGTGGAAATAGACCCAATAGGCGAAGCCGCCGGCGCTGAGTTGGGCGAAGCGACCCGCGGCGTAGCTGGTCGCTGCATTGGTTCGGTAGATGGTGCGCGTGCGCCAGGCGCGGCCCGCCTTGGTGTCCTCACCAGTCCAGCCATGCCAGCCATTGCGCTGGACAATATCGCGGAAGTCCTTGCGGAACGCGCCCAGACTCTTGCCCTCGGCGATCGCGCGATCGACGGCGACGGCGAGATCCTGGAGCAGATCCGCCTTCATCGCGCCGGCGACCATGAAGGCTTCGTCGTGCGCCTGGGGCTCGAGGTCGGTCCAGCGCCGCGTCGGTACCAGCTTGCCGAGCTTCCGGCGGAAGAACGCGATCTGCTCCGGGAACGGCTTCTGAAACGCCCCTGAGAGGGCGCTCGGATGCCGCTCAGGCACTCTCCGCCTCCACGTCCGACATGCCCGCCGCGGCCGCCGCGACCAGGCCGGGCGCGATCAGCGCGCCAAGTTTGCTCGTATCGATATCGGGATACGCGGCGAAGAGCATCTCACGGAACTCATCAAGGTCCCTGGCCTTGTCGAGCATCGCCTCGATCGCCTCGGCCATCTTCGCGATCTCGGGCGCGGTTTCGGCGGCGAGCGTGTCGCCGATCGCGTCGGCCGGCAGGGCCGCGGGCTTCGGCTGCTGGCCGTGCAGCGAGGGCCGCAGCGACGGCGCCGGCGAGCCGATAGGCGGCATCTGAGGTGACATCGGAGCGTGCAGCAGCTCGGCGCCGGGGTCCGGATCGGAAATGCCGAGCTTGTCGCGGATCTCGCTCGCCTGCACCCGCAAGCCCATCGGGACCAGCTTCTCGATCGCCGAAATCAGCGGGTCGAGATCCTCCTGCTTCGGTCGCTCGATCTTGATGCGCGGGTAGCGCCCGCCGGGCCCATATTCGAGATCCATCCACGGGCGGATGAGATCCCGGTTGAGCGCCGCCGCCAACGACTTGCAATCGGCCTTCTCGATATCGCCGGCGACACGGTCATGGACCTTGTTGCCACCGTCGCCCAGGCCGCCCGATTTCATGTCGGTGGTACCGGTCTGGCCAAGCACCGCCTTGGAGACTTGCCGATCGAGCCAGTCCGCCCGGCGCTCGTACAGGTCGGACCCGGCGCCGACGTTCGCCGACTCGATGAACTCGATCATCATCCCCTCGGGAACGATCGCCGCGCAATCGCCGGCGATGTTCGCCACCGCGCGGAACAGCGTGGCCTTGTCCTCCTTCGTCGCGCCTGGGTGGAACTTGCCGACGCGCACGGGCTGGCCATAGGTCTGCGCGAAGATGGCCCAATCCCGCTGGGTGAAGGCCTTGAACATCCACGACCAGACCGCGAGCCGTGCAAGGCCGCCACGCACCGGCAGGCCCGACTTCGCCTTCAGCGTGAGGCGGATGAACTTGTAGTCGGGCAGCGGCGAGTCGGGGCTGTTGCCGTCCTCGCCGCCGCGCAGCAGCGGCGTGCGGCCGTCGATGGGATCATAGGAGAACCAGCGCGGATCGCGCCATTCCAGCCGGGCCGGCATCCACTGACCGGAGCTGGTGTCCCACATGATCTCCGTGAAGCTGTCGCCCTTGCCGATCGCGTCGAGGATATCGATCGTCTCGTCGGCGAGCTCGTCGCGGCGCAGCCACTCGCGCACCATGTCGGCCTTCTGCACGTCGAGCGGATCGTCGCTCGCCGCTTCCACGGTGACGTCGATCTGCGAGACCGAACGCTTCCGAGTGCCCAGAACGCCGGCATAGTGGAGGTCACGCTCTTCGATCAGCTCGGCGAGCTCGAAATAGCGCAGCGGGTTGCCCTGGTCGGCTTCGCGCAGAATATTGGCGAGCCGAACCGGGTTCAGGCCATCCGCGGGATAGCCTGCGAACGGCGAACGGACGCCGGCAAGCGTCGCGCCCGCAACCTCCTGCTTCAGCACGTCCTTGCGCAGCGGCTGGCCGTGAAGATCGACCAATCCGGTCATGTCGTAGGTCCCTTTCGATCCAAATGCCCGATTAAGAGGGCTGAGAGGCCACTAAGAGGCCGGTTGGGGTCGTTCCGGCGGCCTCCGGAGCCCGAAGGCGTCCACGGGCCTCCAGCGCGGCTTTTCGGGCGCATCAAATCCCACCCCCGCGAAATCGCGATCCAAGCGGCGATCGCCACCAGTCGCCGCGGACGCCATCGCCATCGTCGGCATCGTCGAAACTGCCCGAGCCACCATGGATCGGCACCGCCTGATAGCCATAGGCCACCGCGTTCTGGCGCGAGGCGTACCAGGCGAGCATGCCGCCGATCGCCGTGTCGCCGTGTCGATCGAAACCGTCGCTCCCCTTGAAGCGGAAGCCGTCGGGAACCTTGATGATGCCGCCGACGAACGCGAGCGCCTGGTGGTCGAGCACCACGTCTGCGTCGGCCGCGATCTGGATCGTCGCGCCGCTAAAGGCATCGACATAGGGCACGGCATTCTGCCGGTACCATTCCTGGCTGAGCTTCACTTGGCTAACGCGTTCCCCGAAGCCCGGCCGGAAGCTGCCCTTATCCGCGAAGCCGATCGCGCAGACCTCCGCGAGATAGGCGCCATTGCCGGTGGCATCGAAAGCGGCGTGCCCGAGCCGCGGCAGGCGCGACATGATGAAGAAGGCCACGTCCCGCTGGGTTTCGAACGGCACGTTGCGCAGCTCGAGGACGAGCTTTTGCCTGCGGACGAGATCCTGCCCCAACTCTGTGACGATCGGGCCGGACACGTCGCCCGATCGCGCGAAGTCCCAGCCCATGTCGTGCCGTAGCCGCTTGTCCATTCCGGCGAGCACCGGTTCGATCTTCTCGCGCAGGAACGCGTCGGTAAGCGCCTTGCGCGCCTCAGGCCCGAGCTCGGCAAAGTCGCTGCCAAGCGTCCAGCGGACCACTGCCACCGCCGGCGACGTCACCGACTCGATCAGGACCTGGCTGAGCGCCGTTCCCTCGGCATCGGCCGGGATCGCGTCGAGCTCCTGCTGCATCTGCGCCTTGCGCAGACCATAGGCGCCGCGGATCTTGGCTTCCCATTCGCGTTCGGCCTCGGCCGAATATTCCATGCCGCGCAGCAGGCACACGCGCTTGAACAGGCCGTTGTCGATCGCGGCCTGGAACGGAATGAAGTGGAGGCTGAAGGGCACCTTGCCCGCCTTCGCCTCGTTGATCAGCTCGTTGAACGGGTTGAGCTTGCCGTTGTGCGTGGAGATCACGCGGATGCGGCCGCCCCAGATCAGCAGCGCGTTGACGGCGTCCAGGACGGCGCGGACGTTCTGGTGGAACGCCGCCTCATCGATGCAGACGACACCCTGAAGGCCGCGGATATTCTCAGGCCGGCTCGAAAGAGCCTCCACGCGGTGGCCCGACGCGAACTGGACGCGAAAGCCCGAGATGTACTTGGAGGTGCCGTCCTCCTTCTTGTCCTCGAACAGGAACTCCTCGATCGGGAGCAGCTGCTTGGCTACGACCTTCGCGAAGTGAGCGACATAGCCGATGAACTCGCGGCCTTTGTCCTTGGTGTCGCCGATATAGAAGACGTTGTCGCCGCCGGCCGAGCGCGAAGCCGCCGCGATCAGCGTATCGTCCAGGGCCTCGGCATAGGTGATGCCGGTGCGGCGGCCCTTCTCCCCGAGCTTGAGCGCAGACTGATCCTCCAGCCACGCCTTCTGGTGGGCCATGAGGATGCCATCGGCGAGCGGATCGTGGTCGGCCGGAATCTCGGCGCCACGCGGGAGCTCGAGCGGCAGCTTGCTCGGGTCGCGCTCGAGCACCGGCGCGGCCGTGACCGTGGCAGCCGCGATCGCGACCGCTGCGACACCGCCGGCGATCGCCGACGCGACCTTGCGCGTCAGGCCGCTACTTTCAGGTGCGTCGGTCATTCAGAGGGCTTTCTCGAAACGAGCCTGACAGTCGCCGAGCTGCTGGTCATCTTCCCCTTCTCGGAAAGTCGAAACTCTATCCGCCAGCCGTTTGCATAGTCCGCCCGCGCACGCCGCGGTCGGCCTTGGCGGTCGAACCAGCCGTCGACGGCGATAGGCGGCTGTCCATCACCACATGGGAAAATCTGCTCGAGCAGCGGGGCGACCTGCACGGGGTCGAGCCTTGCCCGACGATAGCCCGCGCGCTTGGTGCGGCGAGCTTTCATCCGACGCGAAGCCCCAGAACATCCCGGCGGATCTGCGCGACCTGGTCGGCGCTGAGCCCCGCCTCGCGCATGACCTGCTCGGCTTCGCCAACCTTCTCAGCCGCCTTCTCGATCTGGGCGTTCATCCGCTGCTCGAGCGAAGCCCGATATGCAGCCGAGCCCTTCTGGGCGGCGACCAGCGAGCCGAGCGACCGCGACAGTTCGAGGATCTCTTTCGATTTGAGCTCGCCGCCTTCCACGCGCTCGTAGATCGACGCCTTCAGAATTTCGGCCACCGCGACCGTCACGTCATCCGCGTCGCCGGTACCAAGGCTCGAGACCAGGTCGTTCGTGATCGAGCGGACCTCGTCCAGGCGTCGGAACTGGATCGACTTGCGGACGGACCAGCGGGAGAAAGCGGACTTGCTTACGCGCTGCTCGATCCCGCGCGAGGCGAGCCGCGCATTGAACTGATCCAGGATGAGGTTCTGCGGCATCGAACGCGCGCGCAGCTGCTCGAGCGCCCAGACGATGTCCTCTTCGGCGCTTTCCGGGAGCAGATCGAGCGTAGATAGCCGTCCGCGCCCCTCGCGGCGGTCCTGGGCGCCATCGGCCATTGGCTCAGTCCTCGTCCGAAGGGCGCGACACGCCCTCGATGATCTGGCGACGTTCGACATGATCGCGGCCGAGCTTGGTCATCGCGGCGACCATCACGGAACCGATCTCAGTGAGGTTGACGGCGCCGAGCTCGTCGAGCGCGCGCAGCTGGGTGCGGACCCAATCGCGCGAACGCTTCATGCCGAAGGCGTCGAGCACGTGCTGCAGGGTCGCGTCATTGAGGCGGCCATCGGTCTGGCGCGCGAGCTCCTTCAGGATGCACAGCCGCGCATCCCCGGCGAGCAGGTCGGAAAAGCTCATGCCTTCTCTCCCATGAGGTGCCGCTCGATCCGCTCGACCGCGCGCTCGAGCACGCCCATGTCACGTTCGATGCCGGAAAATCGGGCGATCACTTCGGTCAGCTTCTTGTCGAGCTCGTGCACCGTCTCCCTAGTGGGGAGGTGCTCGATCTTGTCTTCGACGCGCTGAATGCGACGATCATGCGCGTCCTGGCCGTCCTCGAGACGATCGAGGCGCGCAGCCTGTGCAGCTCCGCCCTTGCTCATCCAGGCCCAGACCGTGTTGGCGATGCCGAGCAGCAGCGACAGAGCGGTCAGCCCGGTAATCAACCACGTAAAGAACATCTACTTCCCCCTACGCTCAAACAGGCCCTGGCAGCGGACGCACCGCACTGCCGAGGGCATCGCCTTGCGGCGCGCTTCGTCGATTTCTTCCCCGCAATCGCGGCACTCCTCGGCGCCCGGCTCGTCCAGGCGTGCCCGAATGCCGACAATCACGGCCTCGCGCTGCCGGTCGAGCAGAGCGACCTCCGCCTCAACGACGCGATCGTCTTCATCCATCGTCGTCGTCCACGTCGAAGCGCTCGCGGATCAGCGTGGCGAGCATCCAGCCGAGCACGCCCCACCACGCGAAGATCAGCACCCAGCCGAACCACCAGTGGCGGCCCGTGAACTTCCGCCAGGGGCGAAACCACGCGATGATGGCCGAGACGACCACCCATAAGGGCAGGAAGGCGAGCAGAAGGTACCAGAGCCACTGAAGGATCACGGCGTCACCGCCATCTGCCCGGCCTTGATCAGCCCGGCCTTCACCTTGGCCGCCCAGTCTTCGACATAGACGACGCGGGTTTCGCACGAGGACCAGGCGCCGCGCGCCGGCCCGACGATGAACCGCGCGGTCTGCTCGTCGCGATCGAGCGCCACGTCATAGGAGACCAGCTCGGTACCGGCCGCGAGGGTGCGGCCCGAGCCGTCCGCCAGCGTCACCTCCACGGGCGCCACCAGCGTGAACACGACGAACGGCGTCAGCTTCGGGAAAGCCGGGAACGCGCGCTGGCAGCCGGTGAGCTGCGCCGGATCGGGCGTGAGCGCGGCGACGCGGACGGGCGCCCCCTTAGGGCTGCACGCCGTCGCCAGACAGAGCGTCGAGAGCGCTAGTACGCCTGCGATGCGCCGCATTGATCTTCTCCTCTTGGGCTTGGACCTGGTTTGCTTCGGCCGCGTCGCGCGCGGCCATGTTGGCGCCGGCCGATCGCTCGGCGCCGATGGTGGTGTTGAGGACCTTGACGTTGCTCTCGTCGCGATCGACGGCGACCACGGCCGTGTCGTGCCCGGACAGCCAGATGCGCCAGCCCAGGCGGCCGATGCCGACGATGGCGAGGATCAGCAGCGCCCAGGCGAGCGGGCGAGCCCAGCGCTGGGCCACGCCGCGGGCGAGCAGCCAGTTGGCGAAGGCGCCGATCACTGGCCGCCTCCCGCTGTGGTTTCGAGCTGGACGCGGTCGGCGTGATTGCGCGCGTAGATCGCGGTGACGGTGGCGCCCAAAACGCTGGCCCAGCCGAGACCGAACTTCACGCCATCGAATACGCCCGTCTTGGCGTAGTCTGCGATCGACAGGCCGAGGAAGGTGACGCCGCCCAGGAGGCAAAGCAGCCGGACGATGTCCAGATACTCGTTGCGCCCGCCGTACAGCAGATCCTTGAGCAGCTTTGCGAGCGCGGCGATCACTTGCCCAGCTCCGCAGCGCGTCGGAGCCAGCCCTTCAGGAAGCGCTGCTGGCTGGGATCGGCCGCGACGATCGCGCGGTAGCGATCAGCCGCCGCCTCGCGATACTCCTGAATCAGCAGCGACATCCCGCAGCCGGGCGCGGCCAGCACCAGGTCGCACAGCGCCCGCGTCGCCGGCCCGATCTGGCCGTCCACCAGTAGCGGCGCGGTATGCGCCGGTACGCACGCGGAGGCGGCGTTGAGCGCGCGCTGGAGCAGCTTGCGTGCGGCAGTCAGGCCGCCATTGACGCCCTGGTCGAACATCGCCTCGCCTAGCGGCGCCGGCAGATCGTCGCAGCCCAGCCGCTTCCAGAAGCAACGATGGAAAAGCGAGAGCGCGTCATTCGGCTTCAGCGCCCGGATATCTGCGCCGTCGATATCGCCGTCCATGTCCAGGTCGAAGTCGGCGAAGCCGTCTCCGTCCAGATCAACCTTGCCCTCGGAAACGAGGAAGCGCAGCGACACGCCGTACTTCGTCTCGCCGCCGCGATCGCTAGGATCGTTGACGTGGCCACCCTCGATGCCGAGCACACGCCCGCCCGCAGCACGGAAACGCGGCGACCATGCCGCGACGACGATATCGCTCTCGGTAGCTTCCACGATGCCCACCCCAAATGAAGGTGGGCGAGGCAGCTCAACCCCTACGTCGCTACCCCGCCCGGAGATTGGACAGTGCGCGCGGGAACCATCTGATCACATGCCCGCCGCGGCGGGCAGGATCAGTTATCGAAGAGGGAAAGTTGGTTGGCGCTGCCCTTGGCGGGCGCGTCCGGTCGGCGAAGGAACAGCTTGTCCACGCCGCTTTCGGTGATGCCCAGCTTGCGCGCGATCTCGGCGTTGCTGAGTCCCTGGCCGCGATAATGCAGGGCGCGTTGCTCGCGTGCAAGGGGCACGCGCAGCACGGCAGGCGCGAAGCGGCGCGACAGGCGCAGCGCGCGGACCAGGCCGACCGCCTTGGCGATCTCATGATCCTCGTCCACCTTGTGAGGAACGTACAGGCGCGTGCCCCCGAACGCCTGGGTCAGCCCGACGAAGCCATCTTCGCCGAGCATCGCCAGAAGTTCGCCCGAGAGCTCGCCTGCCATATCAGTCGAGCGTCCGGCGCGGATCGAGGGAGAAGTAGCGCGAGCGCTGTCCCAGCTTGGGCAGCACCGTGGTGACCGTCCCGCCGCGCACGATGTACGAGAGATCTTCGGAACGGATCGAATAGTTCTCGACGCCGATCAGGATGACCTTCTCATGGTGTGGCGAGAAGCGCGCCTGAAGGTCCAAGCGGATGGCCTCCACGTTGATGCCTTCCGCCCGCTCCAGGTGGCGCAGCAGCGCGTTGTCAGAAATCGCGATCATGCCCGATTTGCCCATTCAGGATATTGGGGATTGGCCGGCTCGCCCGGGATCGGTGCGAGCGGCAACGCGGTGGCGCAGAAGGCGCACTCGGCCGAGCTGCGGCCGATGACCCAATGACTGCCGCCGCAGCCGGGGCACGCGGTGTTGGTGCGGTAGGCGGGCCGGTAACCGGTCAGCGCTTGGCGGATGCCGAAGTCGTACATTACGACACTCCCTTGGTTTGGCGGAGGACACGGCCGAGCTCGCGCGCGACAATGTCGAGCTCGCTGCTGCTGGCGAGCAGGATGCTGATTTCCATGCCGCCGAACTCGAAGGCGGCGCGCGCGGCTGACCAGCTGCTCGGCACGGCATCGACGGCCTGGAGCTTGAGCAGGATCGCGTCGACTAGCCGCCGCTTGAGGACCAGGACATGGGCGTCGGGCTTCACCCCGCTCAGATCCTGGCTCCAGCCATCGCGCTCGGCCATTTTTTTGAGTGCTTCGATCAGGCCGGACATGTGCCCCTGATCCGCCCACTGGAGCGCAGTGCATCCAAGCTGGCGGCGGCCGAAGGCCTCGAGAGCCCTCTCAGAGGCATCGTCGATCACGCCGAGCGCATGGAGCGAGATCCACAAGGCGCGCGCCTTGCGGGCCGGCGCATGATCGGCACGGCGCGGCCCGGTGCGGCCCTGCGGCTTATCCGATTCCCAGCCACGGGCACGGAAATGGTCGATCACGTCGCCGAGCTGCTCGACGCTGCAGTCGCCAGCGCTGCGCTTGCCGGTGACGTCGAGCAGGATCGCCCGGTAATCATCATCGGTGAGACCGAGCTTCTTCTTCGCGATATGCACCATGGCCAGCAGACGCCTCGAGGCGGCGCTGGCACCCGGCTTGGCCGCGTCCGACACAGGCTGGCGCCTGCCAGGCATGCGCGTCACGCCGGCGAACCGGCCAGCGCCGAAGATGGTGGCGCCGGACTTCATGCGTGCCTCCCGCGAATTGCGGTGGCGAGCTTGTCCGTCACCTGCCGGAAAGCCGGGTCGCTATCGCGCATCTCGATCGCTCGGCTGATCGCGTTCCGGATCGTCGAGTGATCGCGGCCGTTCAGCGCGCGCCCAATGCCCATCAGCGAACGCCCGCAGACGGTCGATGCCAGCCAGACGGCTGCGAACCGGCCGCGCGCGATGCGGCGCTCGCGGCTGTCGCCGATCAGCTCCTCGGCGCTGAGCCCCATCTCGAACGCGACGAGCTCGGTAACTTCGCGCACGGTCGGATCGATCTTAGGTGGAACATATGCCGGGGCTTGGACCGTCGAGAGATCGGTGATCCGGACGGTGCCGAACATCTTCTCGAGGCTCTGCCGGGCGATCAGCACCGGATCGGGCCACATGCCCTCGTCGAGCACGATTGCTAGCGTGATCACCGGCGCCTCCGTGCATCGCTGGTGCGACTCGCGATCGCTTGCTTGATATGCTCGACCTCGAGCACCGTCTCGGCTCCGATCGCGGCGATGTTGGCCGACTCGAGTACCTGCCGGATCTCGCGCAGGCCGCCATGGGCAGGAGAAAGGCCCACATCGACCAGCAAGCGCGTCATGGCGGGATCATCGATCCCGTTGGCATCGAGGAACGCGAGGATATCCTCTTCGAGCGGCACGTCCTGGACGTGGAAATAGGCGAGCCGGCTATTGAGGCGCGCATAGGCATGACCTTTGGCATTGCCGCGGATGCGCTCAACTAGCTCTTCGTTGCCGAGCAGCATCACGCCTAAGCCGGCCTGGTCATGCCAGGCGCGCAGCTCCTCCATCGCCTCGAATGCCAGGTGGTTCGCCTCGTCTGCGATTAGGAGCATTTGCCGCCCACGCACATGTTCGCGAACCTGGGCTGACCGCTGCGCGACCCAGCCGGACGGACCGGCGAGCTGCATGGCGCGCATCACCTCGGCAATCATGGCGCTTACGGTCTTGGTCGATTGGCTGAACTCGACATGGACGACACTGTTGCCCATGCTCGCCTTGTAGAAGGCCGCGGCCTC